ATCTGGTATAACATATGACATGTATAGAGGTGATATTAGTAGAACAAATACAGCAAAACCTTCAGGTGCGACTAGTTTATATGGATCTAATTATTATGTTGTAAATGAAGATTATAGAGTTTATATTTGTTTGAATAATGGAACTAATCCAGAAAATCCAAATGGAAAGTCATCATTAGATCAACCTACTTTTGTTGATCTTGAACCTAAAGCAGCAGGTGATAGTGGAGATGGATATATCTGGAAATATCTTTATACAATTAAACCAAATGATTTAGTAAAATTTGATTCTACTAATTTTATTCCTGTTCCTCAGAATTGGGAGACTAATACTGAAGTTGCTGCCGTTAGGGATAATGCTGCATCTAGTGGTCAATTGAAGGTTATTACTGTTACTAATCGTGGTGTTGGTTTAGGTACTGCTAATAGAACTTATAGTGATGTTCCTGTTGAGGGTGATGGTTCAGGTGCTAAAGCTACTATTGTTATTAATAATGATTCAAAGGTTGACACTGTTACAATTTCTAAGGGAGGATCTGGATATACATACGGAACTCTAGATTTGCTTTCGGGAGGTGTACCTACTGGAACTACTGATCCAGTTTTTAATGTAATTATTCCTCCTCAAGGTGGACATGGTGCAGATATCTATAGAGAACTGGGTGCATATAATGTTTTAGTTTATTCTAGAATTGAAAATGATTCTGATAACCCTGATTTTACTACAGGAAACCAAATTGCAAGAGTTGGTCTTATAGAGAATCCTAAAAAGAATGGAAGTTCTGTTTTATTAGAATCTGATAAGGCTAGTGCTGCTTATGCTTTAAAATTAACTGGTATTGGATATAGTACTGCGGTTTTTATATCTGATGATGAAGTAAGACAAACTATCGGAATAGGATCTACTGCAGTTGGTAAAGTTATTTCTTATGATCAAAGTACGGGTGTATTGAAGTATTGGCAATCTAAAAGTTTGGTTGGTTTTAATACCGATGGTTCTTTAAAGACTAATCCCACATATGGGTTTAAGTTAAATAGATTTACTGCTTCCCCATCTTCAGGAAGTCTTACCATCGTTAGTGATAACGGTAGTAATAATAGTCTTGCTATTCATACCTCATTTACAGGTATATCAACTGCAATAAATAATAGAACATATAACCTTGGACAAAGATTTTCTGCTGGTGTTTCTAACCCAGAAGTTGAAAAATATTCAGGTAGTATAATTTATGTTGACAATAGACCATCTGTAACGAGGTCTATTAACCAAAAAGAAGATATTAAAGTTATTTTGCAATTCTAAAGAATCATGCCCCAGGAAACTAATCTTAACGTCAGTCCATATTTTGACGATTTTGATCCTAAAAAGAATTACTATAAAACATTATTCAAACCTGGATTTCCTGTTCAGGCTAGAGAGTTAACTGGGCTGCAATCAACCCTCCAAAATCAAATTGAAAGGTTTGGTGGCCACCTTTTTAAAGAGGGGAGTTCGGTAACTGGTGGTGGGGTAAAATATAATAATGCTTTTCCTACCGTTAGGATTGCCACTTCATATTCTGGTGTTTCGTTAACCAGATATCTTGATAAAATTTTAAATCAAAAATTAAGGGGAGAAAAATCAGGAGTAAAGGCTCAAGTAAAAGCATATTTGAATAGGGCATCTTTACCTGGACAACCATATACTTTATTTGTAAATTATTTGGATTCATCTTCAGGAACAAATGAGGGGCAAACATTTATTCCTGGTGAAAATCTAATATTAGAAGGTCAAATATCAACTAAAAATATTATAATTCAAAATGGAGAAGGTTGTGCGACAGTTTCTACAATAGATAATGCAATATCTATAGGATCTGGAGCAGTTTTAACTGGTGGTGTTTATTTTGTAAGAGGTTATTTTATTGATGTTCCAGAACAATCAATTATTCTAGAACCATTCTCTACAAGACCTTCTTATAAGATTGGATTAGAAGTCTTTGAAGAAATTATAAATTCTGATGTTGATTCTACTTTAGCTGATAATGCTTCTGGATTTAATAATTATAATGCGCCTGGTGCAGATAGATTAAAAATAAGAGTTTATTTAACTAAAAAATCTATTGATAGTGTAGGTGCTATTTCTAACTTCATTGAATTAATGGAAGTTAGGGAAGGAGTCATTGTTTCTTCTGAAAAAGATCTTCAATATAATGAATTAGCAAAAGAATTTGCAAGAAGAACTTCTGACGAATCTGGTGATTATTATGTTACACCATTTACAATAAATCCTAAAAATACTTTAAATGATTTTAAAGGAAATAAAGGTATTTTTAGTGAAGATCAGTTAACCTATAATAATCAAATTCCAAGTGATGATTTGGGTACTTATAAATTATCTCCAGGAAAAGCATACGTTAAAGGATATGAAGTAGAAACGGTTACTCCTAGTTTTATTGATTTTGAGAAACCAAGGACTACTAAACTCTTGGAAGATCAAAGTTTAAATTATGTAACTGGTCCTACTTTTGGATTGAATAGGGTAAGTGGATCTCCTAATTTGGGAATTTCTACTACTTACTCATTAAGTTTAAGAGATCAAAGAATAGGAAGTTCTAATATTGCAGCTTCAGGTAAAGAAATTGGACTTGCGAGAGTATATGATTTTGCATTAGAATCTGGATCTTATGATGCTGCAAATCCAAATGCAAATCAATGGGATATTGCATTATATGATATACAACCTTATACTGATATAACAGTTAATACTAACGTAACTCTTACTACTCCTACTCACATTAAAGGTAAATCTAGTGGAGCTAAAGGATTTTTAAGGTATGATGTAGCTGCGGGTACTGCTCTTACTGCATATAATGTGCAGGGAAGATTTATACCAGGAGAGCAATTTATATTCAATGGTATTGAAAGTGGTAATATAGCTAATACTATTACTAATTATTCTTCCAGTGATGCAAAATCTCTTTATGGTATTGTAGGAACTGCTTATACTTTTAACGCAGATGTTAAACAATCTGTTCTTTCCAATTTTGGTGAAGTTAATATTACAGGAATAAGTACTTTAGGAGTAAGTACAGTAACAAGTGCCGATCCATCTAAATTCTTTACAGGAATAACGACTGTAGGAAATATTGTATCTTATGCAAATACTTCTATAGGAACAGAAACTTTTAGTAGAATTACTAGTGTATCTCAAAGATCTTTAACAATTGTCGGCATGACAACTGTTACTGATGTATGTGATGGTGCTTTGCCAGGTAATGATATAAATCCTTCAAATCTTAAGATATTAACTTCCAATTTCCAATCTTCTTCTGATAATACTTTATACACAGAGTTTCCAAAGGATAATGTTGGAAGAGTTGATTTAACTGATTCTCATTTATCAGTTAAAAAACAATATGACGTAACTATATCTTCTAATTCTACTGGATCTATTGCTTCTGGAGGTGTTGATTTAACATTTTTACCATATGATGAAGAATTGTACAGTTTAATAAGAAAGGATGGAACTACCGAAAATTTATCATCTGACAAGTTTTCATATGGTGGAGGTGGTGCTACAATAACTATTGGAGGTTTATCTTCTGGCAATGGTCCTGCAAAATTAATTGCTACTTTAAGAAAAGTAAAAATAGAATCAAAAATTAAAAATATAAAGAAAATTAATACTTTAGTAATTTCAAATTCAAAGTATTCACAATCAGGTGTAGGTGCTACTACACTTAATGATGGACTTTCTTATTCTGCAGTATATGGAACTAGAGTACAAGATGAAGATATTTGTTTAAATGTTTCTGATGTTACTAAGATACATGGTATTTTTGAATCTAGAAATGCAGCTGCACCATCTTTACCAACATTATCATTAACAAACCTTAATGGACCTACTGCAAAAACTCAAGACTTATTGGTAGGTGAAGAATTTATTGGTAAAAAATCTAATGCTATAGGTGTATATGTTTCTAGAGTTAATGATTCAAAGATTAATTATATCTCTTTAAATGGTAATGAGTTTGAATCTGGAGAAGTTATTACATTTAGAGATTCTGATATTTCTGGATTATTCTCTACCATAACCGTAGGGTCTAATAATATTATAAAGAATTTTACTTTTGATAATGGTCAGAAAGATACGATTTATGATTACTCTAAATTAATAAGAAATTCTAACGTAAAGGAACCTTCTAAGCAAATAACAATTATATTTGAATCTGCATATTTTGATTCCTCAGATACTGGAGATATTACTACAATAAACTCTTATGATGCATTTAAATATTGCAGTCTTCCTGAAATAAATGAAACTAGTGTTTCTAATATTGTTGATATAAGACCTAGAGTATCTGATTTTTCAGGAACATCATACTCTCCATTTGAATTCTTAGGTAGAAACTTTACTGCAGATGGAAATTCAGCAGGAAATATTTTAGCATCGGATCAATCTATATTACTAGACTATTCTTTCTATCTTCCAAGAATAGATAGAATATTCTTATCTAAGAATGGTAATTTCCAATTGGTTAATGGAATTCCAGCAGAAACTCCAGAATTGCCAGTTAGGATTGATGATGCACTCGAAATTGCAAAAGTAGTATTACCAGCATATTTGTGTGATGTTAATGATGTTAGTATTACTTTAACTGACCATAAGAGATATCAAATGAAAGATATCCATAAATTAGAAACAAGAATTAAGAATTTAGAATTTTATACTTCTCTTTCTATTCTTGAAAGTGATACTGCAAATTTAGAAATTCGTGATGTTGATGGATTAAACAGATTTAAGTCTGGATTCTTCGTAGATGATTTTTCTAATACAGATACTCAACTTAAGAAGACTATTAATAAAAATAGTATTGATGTTAAAAATGGTGAATTAAGACCTGCTGCATTTGCTACAGAACTTGATTTGCAGGTAGAAAATATAAGTAATGGAATTAGAAAAACGGGAAGAACTCTAACTCTTGACTATGATGAATCTATTTTAATAGACCAACCATATGCTACTAGAACAGAAAATGTTACTCCATATTTGGTTAACTATTATTCAGGTTCTATTGAATTAAATCCTGCTTCTGATTGTTGGGTTGAGCAGATACATCTTGCAGCACAAAGAGTAGAAGTAGAAAATTATACATCTACATTAGTACAAACTGCAGATGGTGATTTCCATTGCGGTATGGATAATGTAATTTGGGATGCATGGAGTACCGTATGGACTGGTTATGATGTAAATGAAACTTACGTAGATGAATGGGTAATTAACACTGAATTGAATAGAAGAGAAAAAAGAAGAACAACTACTACATCATCAACAAGAACAGGATCAAGAAGTAGGCAAGGGCATTATAATCATATTAGAGAAATTATTACTGATACCAATCAAGGTAATGTAGTATTAGCAAAAGAAATTATTCCTTACATGAGATCTAGGAATATTGAATTTAATGCAAAACGATTGAAGCCAGGAACTCGTGTTTATGGTTTCTTTGACGGAGAAGATATTAACAAATATATGATTCCAAAACTTCTTGAAATTACAATGAAGTCTGGTGTATTTGCGATAGGAGAAACAATTGTAGGTAAAACATTAGATGGAGTAGAATTGATTAGATTTAGATCAACAGTATCTAATCATAGATCTGGACCTATCGATAATCCAAATACTTTTTATTATAGAAATCCTTACGATAGAAATGAAAATATACCTTCCATTTATTCATCTAGTAGTACAATTTTAAACGTAGATACTGATGGTCTTGCTGCAAAAGCTGTTGGACAATATCATGGTTATGTTCTACCTGGAATTCAGTTAGTAGGTCAAACTTCTAATGCTCAAGCACAGATCAATACTGTAAGATTGATTAGTGATCAAATTGGTAGTGTTATAGGATCTTTCTATATTCCTACACCTAATGTAGCAGAAAATCCAAAATTTGAAACTGGTATGAAGATGTTTAGGTTGACTAGCAGTAATGTTAATAGTCAACTACCTGGCAATATTTCAACTGATGCATCAAAGTCTTATGAAACTGCTGGTGTTTTGAGTAAGAATAGAGAAAATATATTATCTTGTAGAAATATAACTTGTGAAAGACAAGTACAAACTGAGACTGAAGCTATCACTGGAGGTAATACTGTAACTGTAAATACGACGATAGTTGACATACAACCTTTACCAACACCAGAACCACCTCCAACTCCAGTATATTCTCCACCAGTAACACCACCTATAACTCCAGTAGCACCTTATTCTCCTCCTATAACACCTATTACTCCAGTAACACCTTATACTCCACAAACACCTGTAACACCTTTTACTCCTGTAACACCTTTTTCTCCTCCTGTTACACCTATTACTCCACCACCAACACCACCAGCACCAGTAGCACCTTATTCTCCTCCTATTCATATTGATATACCTACAGATCCACCTTATTCTCCTCCTGTAACACCAGAACCTCCAACTGCAGCACCAACATCAGCTACTCAAGTCTATATGACTATATCCGAGGTTGATGTAGAGGGTGGATTGGATTATGCAGTAGGAGGAGAAGTTACTGATTTGATGAAGATGACTGCATTAGTACAAACTTTGTATAAGGATGAATTGGGTGTTATTCCTGATGCTCAAGGTGAACAATATTGGGTTGATCAAGCCATGGATGTTTTATCTAAAACTGGTGACTTTGATGCTGGATATGAAAATATGAAACATTCATTTATGCATGATATAAATGTGAAAACTTTTGGTGCGACTGCTAATGATGGTGTTGCGGTACTTTCTACAGGTGATAATACTAAGATTAATCCAGATGCTGCATATTCAGGTCTTGAAGTTGCTGGTGAGTCTGCAATTGTCCAAACAGTAGATGGTTCAGGAACTATTCATACTAACACAGCAACTGATACTAGATTTGATACTGAAAAAGCAGACTATGATCAAGACACGTTATGGACAGAATCATTAACAAAGGCTTATAAAGTTTTTGCACCTGCATCTCAAATAGAAGGTAGTAAATTAGATGAGCAAGTTCAAGGTTGGATTGATTACTTAAAATCAGGAGATCATGGTGGAATTGAAGCTGCTATGTTGACTGTTAAGAATCATACATGGGATAGTGATGCAGATAAGGATATGCAAGCCAAAACACCATGTAATGCTGGTGAAACTGATCCATTGGCTCAATCCTTCTTTGTAAATGAACCTAATGGAATATTTGTTACTAGAATGGAGGTATTCTTTAGTACTAAAGATGATCATCTTCCTTGCGTTGTTCAACTTAGACCAATGCAACTTGGATTGCCAACAAATAACGTATATCCATATAGTGAAGTAACCTTGGAAGTTGGAGATATTGTTACCTCACCAGATGCTTCTGTTCCAACAACAGTTATATTTGATGCACCAGTATACTTGGCTGGAGGACAATATCATTCTGTTGTTCTTCTATCTCAAAGTAATAATTATAGAGCATGGGTTTCAAGAATGGGTGAGACTGATATCCAAACTGTAAGTTCTCCAGTTGATGAACAAATCGTTGTTTCACAGCAACCTTTGCTAGGATCTTTATTCAAATCACAGAATGGAGTAACTTGGAATGCAAGTCAATATGAAGATCTTAAATTTAGACTTTTTAGAGCTAATTTCAAGTCATTTACAGGAACTGTTAACTTTACTAATCCACCATTAACAACAGTAAGTGATTTTGTCAAAGTACTTCCAAAAGATTCTTTAGAAATATCTTCTAATAAAATTAGAGTTGGTTTAACTACTGTTTTGAATGATACTGCCTTAACTTTAGGTAATACAATTAAACAGCAAGGAACAAATGCTACTGGAAATTATGTTGGTTCTGCAGGAACTGCTACTGGAGCATTAACATTAACTAATGCTGGTATTGGATATACTCCTTCAAGTGGATCTACTACATTCAGCAATGTTTCTTTAACTACTTTAACTGGTAGTGGTAGGAATGGAAAAGCAAATATAACAATCACTAATGGTGTTGCAGTTGCAGCAACAGTATCTGATGGTGGATATGGTTATATCGTAGGAGATGTATTAACAGCATCTACAGTAGGTGTTACTTCTTTAGGAACTAACTTAAGAATGTCTGTTACTACTCTTAATGGAACAAATGAATTGATTATTGATAATGTTCAAGGTGTATTTGAAACTGGTTCTGGAAAATATCTTAAGTATGATAATAATGTAGGAGTAACAACTGCATTGAATGGTAATTTCGGTGGAAATGTTTTATTAACATCTGCTCCAGTAGAAATCTCTGATGGTTTGCATATTAAAGTAAATCATTTAAATCATGGAATGTATTCTACTCAGAATTTAGTATCTGTTAATGGTGTTCAATCTGATATTCCTTCTACATTATTAACAACAGAATATGATTCATCTGCAGTTGGAGAATTCTCTATTGAAGATGCAAGTGAATTTACTACCTTTGAAAATGTAGGAGTAGGAACAACTAATATTGGTTATGCTATGGTTGGTGATGAATTAATCTCTTATACAGGTGTTTCTGGTAATAGTCTTACTGGAATAACAACTAGAGGTGTTGATGGAACTATTCCACAACTTCATCCTATAAATTCTTCGGTTAGAAAATATCAATTGAGTGGTGTTTCTCTAAGAAGAATTAATAAAGATCATAATTTAGCAGATGCAACAGTAACTGATCCTATAGGATTGGATTACTATAATATTAAGATAGATACGTCTGAGAATGGTTTAGATAGATCTTCTGGAGTATCTACTTATCCAGCACTTCACTTCAATGAAGCAGGTTCTATTGGAGGTTCCTTTATTAAGTCTACTGAAAATATACCTTTTGAAATTGTAAGACCTATTGTTGAGAATATTACTCCTGTTGGAACTAATGTTAATGCTCAAATTAGAACCATTACTGGAAGTAGTGTTGGTGGATCAGAAACACCATTCCTAGAGAAGCCATTCCAAACTATTAGTTTAACGAGCAACAATTATCTAGATTCACCTAGAATGATTGCTTCTCGTATTAATGAAACAACTTCATTACCAAACATTGTAAATAATAGATCATTTACAATGAATCTAGAATTATTTACTGGAGAATTATCACTTTCTCCAATGGTTGATTTGGATAGGGTTGCGGTAATTCTTGCATCTAATAGGGTTAATAATCCAATTACAAATTATGTAACTGATAATAGAGTTTCTACTCTAATTGATGATCCTAATGCTTTTGTATATGCTTCAGTTCCTGTTTCTTTAGAAAATCCAGCAACTGCAATTAAGATTTATATGACTGGACATATTAATCTCTTTAATGATATTAGAGCATTCTATGCAATTAGTAATGATCCTAATGAAGAATTTGTTTATAATCCATTCCCTGGACATACAAATCTCTTAGATAGTGGTCAAGTTATAAATCCAGCAGATAATAATGGATTACCTGATAAGTTAATCTCTAAAACAGATAAACTTGCATATATAAGTCGTGAAGTAGACTTTAAAGATTATGAATATACTATTGATAATCTTCCTAATTTCAGATACTTTGGAATTAAACTTATAGGAACTTCTACTAATAAGGCTAATCCACCAAGGATTAAAGATTTGAGGGTAATTGCACTTGCATAATATGGGATATCTTGAGGTAGAGGGTCATGTTAATTTGGTTCGAGATGAAGAATCTGGAGCTATATTAAATACTGATAGTGGTCAATATAATCAGTATATGGCTCTTCGTAATTCTAAAGCAAAAAAAGATAAAAAAATTGATGCTATAGAATCTGACTTAGCAAATTTAAAAGATGATATTAATGAAATTAAAAGTTTACTTGGGAAATTAGTAAATGGCTAAAAATACTATTACCTTTGACACTAGTTCAGGGGTTGCTTACGGAGTTAATCTTAATATAAATACTGGTGCTGATTTCAATAGTGAATACACTGTTGTTAACACTTCAGGGTCTGCTTTTGATTTTACTAGTTGGACAGGATCTTCTCAATTAGCTAAAAGTGTTTCTATTGGGTCATCATCGTATGCAATAGAAACATTTACTGTTGGATTTACTAGTGCTGCAGGGGGAGTATTTAAACTTTCTCTTGGAAAAAGTAGAACTAGAACAATACCTGAAGGTAGATATGTTTATGACGTTAATGTCAGTTCAGGATCTACTACATATAGAATAGTATCTGGAGATGTGTTAGTCATACCTGGCATATCATCGGCAGCATAAATATCTAAAATAGTAGATGAGTAAATGGCGCAACCTTCCACTAGATCTGAGTTAATAGCATATACTAAAAGAAAACTAGGTGCTCCTGTACTAGAGATTAATGTTGCAGATGAGCAGATAGAGGATCTTGTAGATGATGCTGTTCAATATTTTCAGGAACGTCATTTTGACGGTGTGTATCAAGCTTATATGAAGTATAAGATAACGCAAGCAGATTGTGATAGAGGAAGAGCAAGAGGTGCAGATCAGTCACAAACATCTAATGTAGGAATTGTCACCACAACAGTAGATAGAACGGTTGGAGTAACAACTCAGTTTAGTTTTGAAGAAAATAGTAATTATCTTCCAGTTCCACCATCAATTATTGGAGTTACAAAGATATTTCATTTTGATGGAAGTAACACTATAACAAATAATATGTTTAGTGTTAAGTATCAGTTATTTTTAAATGATGTATATTATTGGGGATCTACGGAACTTCTTTCATATGCAATGACTAAGACATATCTAGAAGATATTAATTTTTTATTGACGACAGAAAAGCAAATAAGATTTAATAAAAGGCAAGATAGATTGTATATTGATATTGATTGGTCTAGTGTTAATCCTGGAGATTACTTAGTACTTGATACTTTTAGAACATTGGATCCTAGTGATTATGAAAGAGTTTGGAATGATTCATTCTTAAAGAAATATCTTGTTGCTCTTGTTAAGAAACAATGGGGGCAAAATTTAATCAAATTCCAAGGAGTAAAACTTCCTGGTGGGGTAGAACTTAATGGTAGAGAAATATATGAAGATGGGGTAAAAGAACTAGAAGATATTGCAGAAATTATGTCCAATACTTATGAACTTCCTCCATTAGATATGATAGGTTAAGATCATGGCACTAAATCCGTATTTTTTGCAAGGATCTTCTAATGAGCAATCGTTAGTTCAAAGTTTAATAAACGAACAACTCAAAATGTATGGGGTTGACGTTTATTATATTCCTAGAAGATATATTACTAAAAAAACAGTAATAAAAGAAGTTATCGAATCTAAGTTTGATAATGCTCTTCCAATAGAGGCATATGTTGATACCTATGATGGGTATGAAGGTCAAGGAACTCTTTTATCTAAGTTTGGAGTTCAATCTTTAAATGATCTTGGATTGATTATTTCTAAAGATAGATTTGAAAGTTATATTACACCATTAATAAAGAATCTCCCTAACATAGAACTTGCTACCAGACCAAAGGAAGGAGATTTAATCTATTTTCCATTGGGTGATAGGTTATTTGAAATTAAATTTGTTGAACATGAAAAGCCATTTTATCAATTAAAGAAAACATATGTTTATGAATTACGTTGCGAACTATACAGGTACGAGGATGAAGTTCTTGATACTGGAGTAGAAAGTATTGATGATAATGTTCAAGAATATGGATATATTGAAACTTTAACTTTAATTGGATCGGCATCTACAGCAACTGCTAATGTTCTTGGAATAGGAACTATAGGAGGTTTGCAACGGATTTATATTTCTAATAGGGGACATGATTATACATCACCACCTGCAGTTGCTATTTCATCTGCACCTTCTGGTGGAGTAACTGCAGTTGGATTCTCAACATTGATTTCTACTATTATAGATTGTGATGGGATGAAGTCTTCAAAGGTTCAAGGGGTTCAATTAATCAATCCAGGCTATGGATATACTTCCATACCATCTTTAGTGTTTAACGGTGGTGGAGGGGCAGGAGCAGCAGCCACAGTGGCAATAGGTGATGGGGTCATAGGTATTGTTACTTTAACTAGTCAAGGATCTGGTTATTCTACTGTACCTACAGTCACGTTTAGTGGAGCACCTGGTAGTGGAGTAACTGCTACAGGTGTTGCTCATCTTAATAGTGTTGGTATTGTTACACAAATTGGAATAACTAATGCTGGATTGGGTTATACTGTAGTACCTACAGTTACTATATCTTCACCTTATATGGAAAATAGTGGAGATTATGTATTTAATGAAGAAGTGATAGGATCTATAAGTGGTGCGAAAGCTAGGGTTAAGTCTTGGAATTCTACTACTAATGCATTAGAAGTTTCTATTGCTACAGGTGAATTTACAAATGGGGAATTAGTTACTGGTCAAGAATCGGGAGCAAAACATCAATATAGAAAAGTTTCTGAAGAGTTTTCTAAGGATACTTTTGCAGAAAATAATGAAATTGAAACGGCTGCGGATGCCATAATTGACTTTTCTCAAACTAACCCATTCGGAATGCCCTAAATATTTTATCAGGTAGTGTACCGAGACTTTAAATGTTTGAATATTTTTATCACGAAATTATGCGGAGGACCATCATTG